CTTAGCGCGGGAGACCCTGCCGGATGCCTGCTTCGGTGCCATGGCGTTACTCCCTCGCTACGATGCGGGCATGAGCGAACCGACTACGGCCAAGCTCGCCGCCGCGCTCAGCGAGATTCCCGGCGTGCCGCGAGCAATGATCACCAGGGCGATCGACGGCTACTACCACGACTACATGTCGCCGCTGGCATTCCCGGAGATGCAGCTAGCCGCTGACCTGCTGGAACTGGCAAAACTGCCTGCCACGCCGCGCAACTCCCGGCCGCTGCTGCGCGCCATGGTGGACCGGGTAAAGGACGGCGACTTCGACGCCAGCAAAGAGGAGTCGGACGCATGGGCCGCGTCACCGGACGGCCAGGAGACGTTCCGGCAACTCCGCGACGACGCCGTGTTCGGCGGCATCGCCCGCGCGGCCGAGCACGACTGACTACTGCCCGGTGGTGTCCTGGTCCTGATCGGTTGACGCCGCGTCCTGCACGACCTGCGACGCGATATCCGTGGTCCCCACGGCACCGGGGATCTCCGCCAGTTCCTGGCCGAGATCCTCGCCCGGCGTCGTGGACAGGGAGATCCGCGCCCGGCTGAGCATGTCCAGGGACACTTCCTCGTAGATCCGCTGCACTTCGAGGCCGACCTTCTCCGGGGACCAGTCGGGGTGCACCATCGCCACCGCGGTCTCCACCGACGCCGCCTCAGCGCCCCGCAACGCCGAGACCGTCTGCGCGAGCTCCAGCTGATCCGGCTGCACCACGTCCGGGAACTCCACGTCCGGGCGCACGGGGGTGATGTCCATGTGGAACACGGACTGCTCGATGGACATCAGGCCGTAGAGGATGTCCGCGAGAGCAGGCCGCCAGTACGTGATCTTCTTGCCGCGCGTGGTCAGGGACTTGCGTTCCCGTGCCACGACTTCCGTGGCGGTCTGCGCCACGTCGCCCTGGATGCCGAGGGTCTGCCCGGAGTACCCCGCCATCTGGATGATCATTTCCATCATCGAGGAGACGGTCTGCTGATGCGCCTGCCAGCGGATGTCGAACTGCTGGGCCATGATCTGCTGGCCCATCGTCCCCTCGCCGGACACCATCGCGGCGACGGGGACGAAGACTTCGCGCTCAGGCTCGAAGATGCCGCCCTTGCCGCGGCCGATGTTGTCGATGTAGCTGGACGGGACGATGAGGCGGGCCTTGCCGAGGCGGATGTCGCGCATCCATGAGCCGTACGCCTCGTCCAGGGCGTCCAGGTCCGTCTCCAGGCCGCTGTAGTCCGAGCGGCCGAACGGGGCCGTGTGCGGGCCGAGGTCACGCCAGATCCGGTTGGGCCGCATGTTCGGGACATACACGACCGTGGAGGCGTCTTTCGGCTGGTCGGGGAACGTGATCGCGTTGCCCTCGGTGACCATCTGCGCGTACGGCGCGGTCTCCCAGAAGTCGCCCAGGTTGCCCTGCTGCCCGATCTTGTCCTGCTCGCCGACGTACACGCCGTGCAGGATCGCGTTGCGGCCCGGGATGTGCTTCTCAAGGTGCCGGATCACGGTCTTGCCCTCGTCGCGGATCACGGTCCAGAACGTGACGGCGACTAGCTTGCTGCCACGGAACTCCGGTACGGCGGCGTCGGCGGGAACCAGGTCGATCCACGGGTGATCACTGACGTCGGTGTCCCAGGTGACGCGCAGGTACACGCCGCCCATCGCCGCGCAGTGCTCGGCGCCTTCGAGGAACGTGGCGTGCGTGCCGTCGTCGACTAGCCCGGTGAGGTAGTCCTGGCCGCCGGCCTCATGCTTGAGCGCCGGCGGCTGGGAGAACAGGAGACTCGCCGAGGATGAGGCGATGTCACCGGCCAGGGGCAGGTGGATGTTGTTCCTTTTCTCCCCTGGCGGCGTGGCGATCCCGTGATACCAGCGGCGGACAGACCCTAGCAAACCACCGCGATACTGGCCAGGGCGCGGTGTCGGCAGGCCGGGCTCGCCGGTAGTCGCAAAGTAACTACGGGCGATGGGCGAGTCGCCGCCCAATGCGTAGTATGTGCGCATCAAAGCGTCACAATCGCCGCCCCACCATGCGGCCCAGCACTTCATGTCCCACAGGATCGGATCCCAGACGGGCGGCGGCCAGGCCCCCTCTGGGTTCTGGGGCAATCCGCGCGCAGGTCCCGGCCCGAGGGCCAGCGGGATCCGCATCTTGTCCCGGTCGTCGGTGAAGGGCATCCCCACGCAGCCCACCCCCGAGTTCGGACATCAGCTTGGCGCCCTTACTGCGGTTGCAGCGCTTGTGCGAGGGCCGGAGGTTGCCGTAGGTCTCGGTGCCGCCCCGGGCGATCGGGATCACGTGGTCGAACTCAAGATCCGACCTGTCCGCGATCTCGCGCGTGCAGATGTGGCAGACCATCCCGAACTCGGCAAGGATCGCCTCGCGGTCCACGCGCTCTGGGTCCGGGCCGATGCGCCCGAGCCGGCGGCGCCTCGACTCGTACACCAGTGCGTTCCAGCGCGCCCGGTTCTGCTCCCGCCATGCCGTCGTCGCGGCGCGTACGGCTTCCCAGTTCTCCTGCTGCCACTGCCGCTTGCGGGCCGCGATTTGCTCCCGGTGCGTCTCGTGGTACTTCCGCGCGGCAGCCTTCATGCTCGCGGCCTTGTCCTCTGGCGAGAGCTTGGCAAACGACCGCTTGGCCTCACCGGCCAGCGGGTCACCGAACTGCTGCCAGCGGTCGAAATGGAACCCGCACCAGCCGCGCTTACGGGCCGGGGTTTCGCAGCCATCAACGGAACACGGCGCCGGGGTGTCCCGGGCGTAGGCTTCACGCTTCGCGATCCTGCTGCACTCGATGCAGTGCCGCTTGCCGCGATGGATGCGGGTGTTCGCAGGCGTGTACTCGTGCTCCTGCGGGCAGTGAGTGACCGGCTCCGGATCGTCCGTGCCGCCGGTCGCCTTCACCCGCAGGTAGTGCTTCTGGCACATGTCGTTGCGCAGGGGCTCGATCCGCCCGCAGCCCTCTACGATGCACGCCCGGCCGGAACCTGCGGGAGTCTTGATGTCAGCCGGCCCGGGATCGCCGTTGCGCTTCCAGCGCCGGTAGTGCGGATCGCACATGCCGTGGCGTGTCTGCCCGGTGCGACCGCATCCGGGGACCGAACAGGTACCGTTGGCCATGTCAGCCTGCCCAAACAGGTTGTCCACGATCCCCGGTCAGGTGGTACTGGCGCGGGGATCCTTACGTGATCAGCCTATCGTGACCGGCTGACAGCGCACCGTTACTCGTCCTCGTCGTCGTCATCATCCAGCAGCGGCAGGTAGTCCCCGCACTCCGGGCAGGCGCAGCCGTCCTCGTCACAGCGCTCGCAGCGTCCCTTGCGGCACCAGTCGCAGATCCAGCCGGTCAAGGGCGGCGCCACGCTTCCATCGCGTCGAAATGCGCGGTGCTGGCCTGCTCGAATGTGACGAGCGCCCGCTTGAGATCATCCAGCTTGACTCGCGCGCGGCCCCAGTCGCCCATCTCGCTGAGCGCGGCAGTGACCGCGCCGTGGGCATTGTGGGCCGTGGCCGCGAGGTTGCGCACGTCGGCCGGGCACGCCGGGCAGCAGTGGCCCGTCTCGGTGCAGAACCGCGCCGTGACCGGATCAGTTACAGCAGCATTAAGGGGAGGGAGGTTGCCCACTTTTCTCACCTCCCCTCTCGTCAAGCCCTCTCGTCAAGAGGGAAGTGCCTGGTCACCGGCCGGATTTGAACCGGCGTTTACCAGACGGGGGCCATTCCCGCGCCCGTGAAGGCGTGGGTTCCGGAGCGCGCGCGCACTCCGCTGGGGACTCGATCCCCGCCGCGCTGGGTGCCCTGGGCCGCTAGACGACTGGTGACCGGGCGATGTCAGCTTACGGGCGACGGCTCATCTCGCGGCGGCAAGGTGCCGCTCCGGTCATAGCGGTGCGCTGTCTCCAGCACCGTGGACCAGCCGAACTGACGCCCCCGGTTCACGATGGCGATGGGGTGCGGGCCGAGTAGCTGGCGCACGGCGTCTTCCTGCCATTTCGTCAGCTCGATCAGATCGCCGCGAGGCGTCCAGCCCTTCATGCCGCCCAGCGTAGCTACCACGCCGCGTCCGTGCCGCGCTCGCGGCCTGACGGGACCATGTAGGACGACATGTGCCACTCGACGGGACGGGCCTGGAGGGGAACCTTCAGGCCCGCTCCTGTCGTGCAGTGCTCCAGCCCCGGACGCTCAGGGATCTCGCCGTCCATCCGAAGGGACGGACGGATGCAGGAAATGGACTGAAGAAGGGCCATCGCAAGGTCATCATGGCCGGCGCGGGCAGGGACCGCGATCCGCACCGTACCCGAATCCATGGCCTCGAACTCCAGGGCGCGGAGCTGGCGGAGCAACTCGGGCTCGCGGGGGATGACGAGCCTGCCCTGCTGCATCATCATCTTGATCTTCCCGAACCCGGACTGCTTCCTGCGCGCATCCGTCCAGACCGACGATACGACGGTGGCGGAACCCTGGCGGTAAAGCCGGTCGCGGAGGGTCTCAGTCGGCGCCGCGCCCACACCGTTACATTCCGACCCAATAATGCGCATTTCGTAAGCCATGGCGATCTCCGCGGAGCGGTCTACCCACTGGCTGTAGGGGCACCTGTAGCGGTACTCCAGCCACGGCACGAAGTACGCCAGTTCCCGGCCGTTCAGGCCCCCGTCATCCAGCGCGGCGACCACGACGGCGGCCTGCGCGTCCTGGGAGTAGGCCCAGTCCAGGCCCATCGCGGCACCGAACGGGCGGAGAGTACGTCCCTGCTCGGAGTCGTAGGGGCACATGAGGTTCATGGCCTCGGGGGAGATCAGGTCGTAGTCGGCTACGGAGCCGGTGATCTCGGCCTCGGAGAAGAACGTCCCGGCGTCGTCCTGCCATTCGGCGAGGTACTCGCGGCGGAAGTATTCGGCGGTCTCGCGCTTGCGGATCTCCGCGAGCAGGCTCTCGTCCACCAGCGGCGAGATCGAGGACGGCCAGTGCCACGACTCGTACATCTCATCGGGGCGGTCCATCCCGCGCTGCCACATCTGGCGGAAGAAATGCTCCGCGCCGCCCCACGGGCTCGAGCACAGGATCACCCGCGAGCCCGGCCGGGCGATGATCACCGGCTCGGCCGCGCGCCACAGGTCCCCGTCGATGAACCCGGCCTCGTCCAGGATCAGCAGGTCCACCGACCAGCCCCGGATCTGCCGCTGCGAGGCGGGCACCGACAGGATCTGGGAGCCGTTCGTCAGCACCACGCGGCTCTTGGTCTCGTCTACGACCGAGCCGCGCAGCAGCGGCCGGCCGCACAGGTCCCCGATGTCCGCCAGAACCCGCTGGGCCGCGATCTCGCCCGCCGAGACGATCAGCACCAGGCACCCCGGCGACGTGAACGCCTTGTGCAGCGCCAGCAGCGCGAGGGCCCGGGACTTGCCCGCCTGCCTGCCCGAGCAGATCGCGCGGTAGCGGGCGGGGCTGTTCGCCACCGCGACCTGATGCGGCCACAGCTCGGCGCCGCAGATCGCCTTCGAGAACACCCGCACGTCGGTGATGGCCCGCCGCAGGTTCCCGGGATCAGCGGTTACGGTCATTACACCGCCCGGTGATATACGAGCCGCGAGCGGAGCTATCACATCGGCGCTAGGATAGGCGCGTGAGCAAGCCAGATCGATGCCCGACGTGCCACGGAATGGTCCCGCCGCTCAAAACCTGCGCCAATGAGGCGTGCGGGCGGGAGTTCTACCGCAGCGAAGGGGGCCGCTCAAGCGCCCTCTACTGCTCCCGCAGGTGCGCTGTCGCTTCCGCAACCAGGGCATACCGTCTCAGACTCGCGGCCGGTGATATACCAGGCGCTGCCGAACGTATAACTTCCGGGGGGAACCAGTGAATCAGCGACCCGCACGCAAGCCCGAGACCGCCGCCCAGAAGGCCGGCGCCATCATCCTGACCGCCGTGCTCGTCTTCGCGTTCGCGCTGTTCCTGCGCCACGCCAGCCACACATGCCCTAACGGCGTCGTCCCCGGCACCCTGAACCGCTGCAAGTGAGAGGCTGACATGAAGATCCTCGAAGTGCTCCTCGGGATCCCCGCGTTCCTGATCATCTGGCGCGTCCTGGAATGGAAGCCCGGCCGCAGGCCCTAAACCGCGTCCGCGGCGTCCTCACCTGCATCTTCGTCCGCGATATCGGCCATCAGCCGCGCGATATCCACCTGAGTCCCCGCCACCTGCCGCGTCATCTTCGCCGCGGAATCAGGCGTCAAACCCAGCTTGCTCAGCCCGTTCAGCGCATGAGCATCCATCTTCCGCGCCAGCTCAACCGGAGCCGACGTGCCCGGCTTCGGCGGCTCGATCTGCTCCGTCAGCGGCAGGCCATCCACATACGCCGCCACCCGCTCAGCCCGCGCCACATCCGCCGCCACCAGCCGCACCGCAGGCCCGAACATCGGCTCCCGCAGATACTCCGGCCCGCTGACCTGCATCTCCGCACGCACAGCCTCCGCCGCAGGCGACACCAGCGCCTCGCTATACGCGCCGTGCGTCACCGCCAGGTCATTACCCGGCTCAAACGGGGGCTTCTGGCCGTTCGGGTTCGGGGTCCAGTCCTTACGCCACGCACCCCGGTTCTTCCTGCCAGCCATGAGGATCACCGCCCTGACCTGGGCACACCAAGATCATCCGACAGTATTTGAAAACGGCGTGGATGCACAGGCGCACCACGCTGCGTACCTGCATGATCATCTACCCCGGGTGGGGGGTGTCTACACCGTAGGTCACAGGACGGTCACGCACTTTACATAAAAGTAATTATCGGCATGGATCTTGATGCAAGCCTCTGAC